AAAGCAACTGTAACTCAAGAAGGAAGAAGCGATGTTGATTATGAATTTAATGGAACTGTTATTAACAGTGCAAGTGCTGTTATTGGACAGCCAAATATAACAAGCGGTACTTATAATATACCTATTCAATCTAGAAACACACACTACACATGTACGTTAACGTCAGACTCACATTTACCGGTCCACTTTGTTTCAGCAGAATTAGAAGGATTTTATCATAGACGCTCTGGTAGGGCATAATGGAAAAATATGTCAGACTTGCTAAATCTGATGACGCACACGAACTAGCACCTAAAGTAAGACAAGAAGATTTAAATGAAATTAAAGCTTCACATAATGCTTTACCTTTACAAGCATTGTTACATCCATTTAAAGAATTAAATCATAAAACATATTCTATAATTGGAACTAAACAAGAAGGTGTCATTGGTATGTTTGGTGTAGTTCCAAGTGATAATGAAGAGTATGGAGTGGCTTGGTTATTATCTAGTCCAGAATTATTAAACCATACACTACAATTTTTAAGAGAGTGTCCTAAATGGATTGAAGAAATGGGACAAGACTATAAGTATTTATATAACTACGTTGATGTCAGAAACGAAGTTGGAAACAAATGGTTAAAGTTTTTAGGCTTTAACATAATTGACACCGTTAATTACGGTTATGAAAAAAAATTATTTAACTTAATGATAAAGGAAATGAAATAATATGTGTTCACCAGAAGCTCAACTAGCACTTAGTGTATTTAGTAAAGTGCAAGAGTTTAATGCAAAGCAAGATGAAGCAAACAGAGTAAGAGAGAGTAACGCTGTAGCTGTCGCTAATGCTAACAGAGCTATGTCTGATGATTTAGGCATGGTGGATTACGAAAAAGGCAAAGCTAAAGAAGCATTAACTAGGTCTAAATTTAAAACTAAATTAGAAAAGATTGCTCAAATGTCTGAGTTACTTAATTTAAATGTAGGTAATGCAAAAGCAATTATGAAAGACAATGGTGCTGAATTTGACATGCAGTTTATGGAAAACAAAAGTGCATTTAATAATGACATGGTTCAGCTTAACAGAAAAGAATTAGATGTATTTGCAACTAACTCAAGAACAATCAACAGTCTACCAGTACCTAGTGACCCAAGTAAAATGGCGTTAGCTATTGGTTTTGCAGAAGCAGGTGCAACATATGGTTCAAACCCAAATAGGAAGTATTTTAGATAATGGCCACATATAACAATAGAGTATCAAATATATACACAGGAAGCACAAACGCAGGAAGACCTAGTATTGAAAGAGATAGTGAAAGTAAACAAATAGCTAGAGCATTAGGGGATTTTGATAAATCGTTTGCTAAATTTAGTCAAGCTTATGGTGAAGAGAAAAAAGAAAAAGCACAAAGTGTATTTGTTAGATTAGAAAACGAAGGCATTACAGACCCTAAAGAAATTAAAAAATTAATAGATAAGAATGACCCTAGAGTTGCTGATTTACAAAACCAATGGGCCACTAGTGTAATTGACGTAAACTTTGCAGTTACTCACGCTATCAATGACGCTAATCAAGTTAAGAAAAACATCTTTGAAATTATAGGTGATGAAACTGTAACAGGTTTAACTATGGCAGATGTAAACTTAGATGAAGAGTTTGGTAAAGTAACTAGAGATTTTACTAATATGTCTAACTCATATGTTAGAGCATACGACACAGCATGGAACAAAGTTAAATTAGAATTACAAGAAAGTAAACTTGAAGCTGACGCTAAACAATTAAATTTAAATAAAAGAAGTGCAGCACATACACAAGTAGTTGACTCATGGGAAAAGACTCCAGGTAAACGAAGTGATATGATAAAGCTTTGGTACAATAGTAAGACTGATAAAAAAGGTAAAGGTTTTCTATTACCAGAAGAAGCTAACAAAACTATTCTTAACTTTCTTGAAGAAAGAGCAGCTACAACTTCTAATGTTGAAGAGTTAAAAGAAATTTATGAAATTGTATTAGAAAAAAGAGGTAAGAAAAGTGAACTACCATCTTTTAGAAATGACATAAATCATCAAGAACAAGCTACTAGAATTTTAAAACAGATTAAATCAAAATCTAAAACTGTTAAGAAAAGTGTCAATGTTGAACAGATGTTCTATGACGGCTTATCTCATAAAAGTATTTACAAAGGTGAGACTGTAAGTGAGTCAGATAAAAAATTAGCTGAAGAATCTATTTATAAAAAATTATCTTTATTTGTAGATGAAGAAGCAAAAAAACATTATGAAGAATTTCCTCATCATCACCCAAACCAAAAAGATTTTGATAAAGAACTTTTATTAGACAGTTATGTAGCTAGTCTAATGTCTATCAATGCTAGAGTTTTTACACCTTGGAAAGATGAGTTAGATAAAGGTCTTGGTATTATAAACAATACAAATATTTTTGATATTGACGGAGTAGAAGATTTTAAAATTGGATATGAAAGATTTAAAAAATTAAAAGCATTAGGTATGGACAACAGTCCTACAGCAGATTATTTAACTGGTAAGGCAGAAGTATTTTATGAAGGTGTTAATACCTTAGAACAAATTTCTGGACTTGATACTAACCAAGCTGTTGCTAAAATGTGGCAGATAATAAACTCCCCAGAACAATATAAAGAATACAACAACGACTCCGAGTCAATCCAATCAGAGATAGAAAGTAAATTTGACCCTTTGTTGTGGTTTGGCACACCCGCAGATGTGACTATGCAAGTTCAAGAAGCATTAAGATTAACAAGAATATTTAAATTAACTGGAGTTAATGAAGACGATGCATCATCTAAAGCTATAGAATTAGTTGCAAAATCTTACGTTGCAGTTGACGGTATGCTTTGGAACAGACGTAATATGCCTAATGGTAATCCTGCTAATGCAAAAGAATTAACTAAACGTTCACAGTTTATTTCTAACGAAGTAGCTAAAACAACTAACGGAATGTACGAAGCTTCAGACTTAGTCTTAGCACCTTTTTATGGAAATCAATTTGTAGTTATGGCTAGAGATACAATGGCCCCAATACAAGTAAATGGTAGAGCGTTTGCTTTTAGTTACGCAGATGTAATTGGTAACAAAGGTGAGTTAGCTACTATGGTTCAAAACGCAGATTGGAACAAAGTATTAAAAGAAAGAAACGATGGAATATTAAAAATAATAGAAGCGGATTTTGAAGGAAGCTTTGGAAACGTACTAATGGGATTGGATTAATATGAGTAATATAGATTTTGATTTTATACTAGAACAAGAAGGTTTTGAGACAGAAGGCTATGTTCCAGACCCAGAAAACTCTAAATCTGGTGTAACAATCGCTAGTGGTTTTGATTTAGGTGCAAGAGTACTAGAAGATTTAAAAGGTTTACCTAGTGATATTGTAGAATTATTAACACCTTTTTTATCATTAAAAGGGGCCAACGCAGAAGAAGTAGCTTCTAATTTAAAAATATCTGAAGACCAAGCAAAAACTATAAATGAGTTTGCCAAAAATGAAGCTGTAACAAGATTAAAAACTAAATGGCAAAATTCTACTGGCACGTCTTTTGATGATTTATCTAAAGAACAAGCAACCGTACTTGCTTCTGTAGCTTTTCAATATGGTGATTTAGAAAGTAGAACACCTAATTTTTGGAAACAAGCAACTAGTGGTGACTGGGTAGGTGCTTATAAAAATTTATTAGATTTTGGTGATAATTATAAAAGTAGAAGACTTAATGAAGCACAGCTATTATGGAGTTCCGACTCGCTAAAAAAAAGCATTAGTGAAGGAACATCAACAGGAATACTAAGTGATGAAGCTCAAGACGCTTTAACTCAAGTTACAGATGCTATGTCAGTTACGTCAGATGATGTAAACAATATAGTAGAAAACACTGTAGACACTGTAGAACAAATCACAAGCACACCTTTAAAAACTGATGATTTATCTCAAGATGATAATTTGTTAGGTGAAAATTTTGATGACTTAAAAGACCCTAAATGGGACTCAATACAAGCATTTAGAAATAACGAAGAACAATTTATTTTAAATAATGCAGATGAGATTAAAAAGAAAATTGACAAACAAAATAAAGAAATAGAAGAAACTAATTATTTAGAAGGACATGAGAACCCACAATTTCTAGAACCTCTAGGAAGTATTCCCCAACCATTATCAGAACAAGAACAGTTTAATCTTGATAAGAAAAACAAAGAAATTAATGACGCTATTGCAGACAACACTTCTTATGGTCAAATAGCAGGTGCAGCAATAGACCAGGAATGGATGACATCATGGTTAACAAAATATGGTAATGGTGAGGATTTAAGACCGAATTATAATTTTGAAATTAATGACATTGTCCCAGATAAAGAAACTTGGGATGAATTAAAAAAAGGTGTTAACCCAGAATTTTTAGATGCTTTTGAAATAACAGATTCTCTTCCAGTATTAAGAAGAACTAAAGCTAAAATTTTAGATGTACAAGAAAAGACAGCAATTATAAATGCTAAAGGAATGGTTACAGGTGTAACAGCTAGATTGTTAGCGGCAATATTAGACCCCGCAGCTTGGACACTAGCAATAGCAACAGACGGTGTTATGGCTCCCGCAATTATTATGAACAAAGCTTCAAGACTTACAAGAATAGTTAGAGGTGGATTAGCGGCAGGGTCAACTAATGCTATGATTGAAATGACGTTGGCAAGTCAAAACCCAACACTAGGTGTGAGAGAAGTTTTGATTGCTGCGGGTGCAGGTTTTGTTTTAGGCGGAACTTTAAGAAGTCTTAGAGCAACTAATAGAATTGATGATGACGAAGCTGCAATGATTAAAGCAGTAGATGATTTTGTAAAAGTTAAAGAAGGACAAGATGTTGTCGAAAGTGGTTTAGAATTTACGACTAAAGGTAACAAAAGATATGAAAAATTAAATAGAACTGAACAAGATAATTTTGACAAAATTGCTAATGAGTATGATTTAACATTAGTTGAAAGAACAACTCTTAGAGCAGACGGTAATATAGAAATTAGAATGCCAGACGGTAAGGATGAATATATCATTACTAAAGATGGTAAAGTCTACAAATGTAAATAAAGGAATTAAATGGCTGAATGTAAAATAGAAGACGCAACATTGAAACACACTGGTGACAGTGAGATGGACGCTAAAAGTTTTGTCTACAGTAAATATATGGCAAAACAATTATTAGACTCAGAAGAAACATCAAAAGCTTTTATGGGTGAAGGTTTCTGGAGTTTCTTTAGATTAGATAGAGCGGGTGTAACAGATATGTCTGCAAACAAATTAGTAAGAGGTGTGTCTGAAATTTTATATGAGTCTATAGGTAAGGTAGGTAAAAACTGGGTACGTTCTAAAACAATGTCTCAAGTGAAACAATTTGAATTAAACAGACAAAGAATGCTTTATTATAGAGAATGGGTCAGACACTATGATGATTTTTTAAAAGAGAATAATTACAGTAGATTAAGATTTGAAGGTATTTCTAAAAGAAATGAATTTAATGAAATGTTAGCTAGAGCAATTAGAGGTGAAGTAGTTGACAGCCCTTCTATAAATGCAATGGCAAAAGCACACGCAGATAGAATGAAAGATATGTTAGAAATGGCTAAAGCGTCTGGAGTAAGAGGTGCTGATAAAGTTATAGAAAATGCAAATTATCTAACAAGAATTTATTCTAAAGCAAAATTAACTGACATGGTAGGTAAACACGGTGAAACTGCTGTAGCAGAATTTTTAGCAAGAGCAATGCGTGGTGGTATTGATAATGCAGCAAATTTAAAATTAGCAAAATATTTAATGAGAGTTGTAAGAAAAGGTAATGAACATAATCAAATAAATTTAGCAAGTTTGTTCACTGCTAAAGCTGAAGATTTACAAAGAATTTTAAAAGAAACTACAGATTTAGATGATGGTGCTATTGAAGAAATTATACTAGCAATGTTTCCTAGTAAACCAAACACATCAACATTATTTAGAAGTAGAAGAGTACAGTTAGATGAGACTTATTCTGACGGTAATATGTCAATATCTGATTTTTTAGAAAATGACGCTGAAGTTCTTTTCTTAAATTACGCTAACAATATTACTGGTCAAATAGCCTTGGCCCAAAGAGGTTTTAAATCTACGTCTGATTGGAAAGCTATGATGAGACAGATAGAAAAACAGTATGATGAAATGGGTGTAGACGCTAATGACAAAGTAAGAATTAATGAATTAAAAGCATTAAACAGTGGCTTTGACCATTTAATAGGAAAACCCTTAGAAGATATTAGTACTAACTTTTCTACATTTGGAAGAATTATGAGAAAATATAATTTTTCTAGAATTATGAACCAGGTAGGTTTTGCTCAGTTAGCTGAGATAGGTGTATTAACTGCAAACATAGGATTAAGACAAACTATAAAACATTTACCTGAAATGCGTAAATTATTAAAGCGTATGAAAAATGGTGAGATTGATGATGAGTTTATGAAAGAAGCTGAAGAATTGTTTGGTGGTTTTGGAAGTGAAAGATTAATCAATCAAGTTGCTAATCAAACAGATGAGTTTGGTTCTAGGGTAGGTAAGAAAAGAATTTCAGAAATAGAAAGAGGTCTTGACCACGTGGGAAGATTTACAGCAGATATTTCTGGTATGAACCTAGTTAACACATTGATGAAAAGAATTGCGTTAAAAGGTATGGTTCAAAAATATGTAGATGAGGCCTTTGGCGGAGCAAAAGCTTTAAGTAAACAAAGATACCAAGATTTAGGTATTTCAGAAACAATGCAAAAAAGAATTTTAGATGCAATTAAAAAACATTCTATTACTGATGAAGGTGCATTAACAAAAAGAAAAATTAGAAGATTAAACGCAGACAACTGGGATGATGCA